TCAGCGCACGGTTTATTTTTTTGAGCGGTATCCGCATTCGTCTCCCCTTCGCTTTCCTGCCGTTGAAAATGGCTGACAAGGGAACCCTCCTGTGAGTACGTCAACCTTCCCTCTCCACGGAGCGAAATCAGTTCTTGTAATATCGTCATATTGAATGCTTTTTGGGAAATGAAACCTCAGTACCTTTTGGCACCACTCGTTAATCTCGCAATGGAACAGGTTCTCCCATCCCATCCATTCGGCGGCAAGGTCAAAACCGCCAACCTAAATGCCAGAGAACAGAGATCCGTGAGTTAACCGGCCTCCTTCTCTGGCAAATATTCCTTTCTTATTTTTTTCGTTTAACATTATTCTTTACTCCTTCTTTTGATTTGTCAAATTTTCTATGGCAGGGACCACACCGTCTCCCATATTCATT